TTTCCCGAACTTTTGCCATACCTCGTAGGCCTGCTCTTGTGGTGTCATTGTGTTTTCCCTTTCTGTTTTCTGCCCTTGTGGGCATAGTGGGTGGGAGAGTGGCGAACTCTCCGAGGGGCGGCCCCCACCCGACACGGCTAATTCTCGCCGTTCTCCTCAATATCGACGACGTCCCGAAACTGTTCAGGATTTATATCGCAAATGTCGACAAGGAAACGCCAGATATTATCTAGCACCTGTCCGTCTGTAACGCTCTCAGGCGCAACAAGTAATGAGGCGATGCGTTCGAGACGGTTCACTATTTCCCCTCCAAGTAATCTGCCACGCCGTAATAGGCCTCACAGTCACCACATAGAACCATATCCACGGTGTAGATATAGGGTATATCTAGCGCGATATAGGCACACGCCTCACAGTTGGGGTCGATAGTCTTGTTTTCTGTTTCCATTATCGGCAAGCCTGACGGAAACGGTTCGGCGCGAACCTTGGGTTATCCTCAATGAAAACACCAACCAACAACTCAACGACGTTGTCGATAGTGTCTAATTGGTGCCTGGCGGCCATTGTCGCCCCTGTCTTTTCCGTCTCTTGACGGTAATCGAGCAAAGCTTTTGCTATGCGTTCGTAGTCTTTTCTTGTCACTTTCGTGTCCCTTTCTGTTTTGTCGAGCTTTTGCCGACATATAAGAGCATACACGAACCGTGGCACGAATGCAAGTCATACCCAAAAAAAATAATCGAACGTCACCCCACCCAACACCAACACACCCCGACTGTTCGGAACACACCCCGACTCCCCAACCAACAGACCCAGACTGTTGCGAACACACCCCGACTGTTAGGAACACACCGTGACTGTTTAGGTGGTGGCGTGCCGTGCTTACTTTTGTTTGCAGCTTGTTCGATTTTGTTTGCAGGGTTTGTTAGGTGTGCCTATCGCTTGGTGTTAGGCGACCCTTACAGTATTTTGTTAGGCATACCTATCACCGAGTGTTAGGTGAACCTAATCGGTTATGTTAGGCGCGCCTTACACTTGGGCCTACCTACTAGTCAGTAGGCAAAACTGTTAGGCATACCTAACTGGGGGTCTGCCGAGGCTATGGGGGGGGCTATATATGTATTACTGCTGACGTTGGTTTTCACTCTTTTGTGGTGTGCGGCGTTGGGTGTCTGTGGGTGGTTGGCTGGTTACTGAGTGTGGTTGGCGAAGGGGGGTGGTTTGGCCTGCTCGTTTCGGAGCAGAAGGCATAGGAGAAGATTTTGGTAGCCGATTTTTTTTGTTGACCGGTAGAACTTTATGTTGTCGTGATGTCTTGATGTCGTGATGTCAACAACCCGAACGAATGTGAGGGGCGTTAGCTGCGAGCGTTAGTGAGCAGAACACGAGGGGTGTCTTTGGCTTCCCCCCACAGTTTAGATACCAGAATGATACCAAGGTCGCCGTAGCCAATTTGTTTTAGCCGACACCGGAATGTTGAATGAGATGACGTTCATTACGCTGCTTGAACCTCTAACGCAACAGGGGCTTTCTAATGTCTCGTATCGAGCTTGGTTGCAGGGTTCATCTACCCCAGTTCCCTGGTGTTCTTTGCCCCGTCACTTGCAATAGTGATACAGCCGTGGTTGCCTTGCCTGTCATCTCGACGGTAAGGGCTTGCTGTGTTGTGGTTTTAGTGTAGCAGACGAATGTGTTATTGTTTTTTTGTCCACCTACATATTTGAAGGAACTAAAATAATGGCCGCGAAGAAAGCCCCTGCGAAAAAAGTTGCTGCTCAGAAAGCACCAGCAAAAAAAACCCCACCAGTAAAACGAACCGACAGGACTGGTGCTAGTGGTTTTGGTATGACTAAACAGGGTGTTGAAGCTCGAGCGATTGATGCTTCGTCTAGAAGTTATCTTTCTAATTTCCGTTCAGGTGGTGGCATTTCCGGTGAATACAGCAATCTTCTTACTGAAGCGATTGTTAAAGACCAAAAAAACAAAAAATCGGAAAACCAATTAGATAGAGAAGCTTTACGAGCAGGAAACGCTGTTCGCAAAAAATATGGTGTAAAACCAAAGAAGAAGTAATGGCTATTGAATATCGTGGCGAAAAATTCGCTGGATACAACAAACCAAAGAGAACCCCTAACGCTTCTAAATCTCACGCTGTTCTAGCGAAAGATGGTGACAAGGTAAAACTGATTCGTTTTGGTCAACAAGGCGTTGTCGGTTCACCGGATGGGTCTGCGCGTAACAAAGCGTTCAAAGCACGTCACGCTTCTAACATTGCTAAAGGTAAAATGTCTGCCGCATATTGGGCTAACAAAGTCAAATGGTAGATTCCCTTTATGGGTACAAAGCGTTCAGTTTCACCGGCAGATAAAGCCAAGTTCTTTGCTGCCATAGCATCAGGTAAAACCATCAAGGATGCTTGCAGTGTTGCTGGTATCCATATGAACACTGGTTCACGCTGGTTGGCTAAGGCTAAAGCGTTACAAGCTGAACACGATTTGCAGGAGATGGGTGCTAGAAAATCTCGTGCTAGAGAGGGGGGTGTCCAGAATGATGGGTATAACGCTTTTATGGAAGCGATTGAATTGCCGTCTGCTATTCCGTATGACCAGTTGAATGATGATGCTGTTCGAGGGTTGGATGATTTTGGGTTTTTTCGTGAGCATTATTTGGGGCGTGTCCCTTCACCGTGGCAGGTTGAAGCGGCCCTGAAAATTATTGAATGGCTTGAATCTGAGGAAAAGGAATTTGTTGTTATCAATGTTCCTCCTGGTGCTGGTAAGTCCACGTTGTTTCACGATGTTGCTGTGTGGGCTATCTGCCGTAAAAGGGATGTTCGTATTATGATTGGTTCTGTTTCACAGAATATGGCTAAGTTGTATTCGCGTCGTATCCGTGAAACTCTTGAACGCCCTATGCCTATAGAACCTGACCCTATGTTGGTGAAGAAAGGTTTAGCGCAAAACGCTGAAGGTTGTTTGTCTATTGACTATGGCCGTTTTCGCCCTACCGACAAGGGTGCTTTGTGGAGGGCAGACGAGTTTGTGGTGGAACAAATCGGTGGTAACGGTTTGGACAACAAGGAACCTACGGTTAGGGCGTATGGTATTGAGGCTGAGTTCATCGGCCATCGTGCTGACTTATGTTTGTTTGACGACGTGGCTTCACCGGATAACGCTCGTGAGTCTGTGGCTAGGGATAAGTTGTTGGAACGGTGGGATAACGTCGCTGAGGCTCGTGTTGACCCTGGTGGTTTGCTGTGTGTCATTGGTCAGCGTTTGTCGGCTGGTGATTTATACGCTCATTGTTTGAATAAGATTTCGTATGACGACCTTGACGAATCGTATGACGGTTCAGATGTGACTTCGCCAGAGCAAATGGAAGCATTAGAACCATTGAAGTCTTTTAAGTACAAACATATTGTTTACAAGGCGTACTATGACGAACTTGATATGGGTACTGATGAGGAGAAACGAGCGTTGAAACGCTTTGATGCGGCACCATATCCTGACGGTCCGTTACTTGACCCTAAAAGGCTTCCGTGGAAAGACCTATCGTTTATCCGGCATAGCAAACCCGACATTTTCAGGGTTGTCTATCAGCAAGAAAACCTAGATTTAGATGGATACCTGATTGACAGGACTTGGGTTTATGGTGGTCAAGGAGATGATGGCGTTATGTACCCTGGTTGTATCGATGAGGACCGTACCCACGGCCAGATACCTGTAGGGCTTGCCCCACCTGTACTATCTGTTGTTTCTATTGACCCTTCCCCCACAAAATTTTGGGCTTTGACGTGGATGCTGTACCAACCTGAACTGAACCTGTACCACGTTATTGATATTGAGCGTTGTAAATTGACAGCTGAAGAACTGTTGGGCTACAACACATCTACTGGGGTGTATACCGGCATTATGGATGAATGGCAGGAACGGTCTTTCCGTATGGGATTCCCCATTTCTCATTGGATTGTAGAAATCAACGCCGCTCAACGGTTCCTTTTACAGCACGATTTTGTTCGTAAATGGGCTTCACGCAGTATGGTGAACATTCTTCCTCACACTACGAGCCGTAACAAACTGGATGAAAAGCTTGGTGTGGAGGCTTTGCTTCCTCCGTTGTTTAGGACAGGTAATATCAGGCTTCCTAGTAACCGTGTGACCTGGAAAACTATGGCTGCTGTGCAGGAGTTGACTTCTTGGACTACCGATAAGAAGAACGGTACGGACATTGTGATGTCTTTGTGGATGGCTGTGTTGAATATTCCTAATTTGACTATGGCCAAACTGCCCCCTCGACAGTGGCGACCTTCGTGGCTTAATCAGTAGGATGTGTTATCGTTGAGTTGTCTAAGTCCAATTAAAGGTTGTAAATGAAATCTGTTGAAGAAATTGTTGCTCTGTATAAAGAACGACTTGACGCACAAGGTCCGATTCTTAATCAGATGCGTGAAGTTCGACAATTGGCTAACGGCGATGTCATTGTTCCCCTAAACGAATTAGACCGTAACACTCGTTCTTCTGTGGCTAACCTGCTTGTTCAAGGTTTAGACCAGATGAGTATGCGTGTTTCTTCTACTATGCCGTCACCGTATTTCCCTGCTTTGCGTGAGGGGCAAGACCGAAGTATGAAGTTGGCTCGTGACCGTAAACGAGCGATGCTTGCTATTTGGGATGAGAACCGTATGAATATGAAGATGCGCCGCCGTGCGCGTCATCTCCTTGCATACAGCAATTCACCTGTTTTCATCAAACCTAACTTTGATAAGCGCATCCCTGAATGGCAGTTACGCAACCCACTTGATACCTTCCCTGCACCATCTGTAGATGTTGACAATCCTGTACCGGACAACTGTATTTTTACGTATGGCCGTACATATCGTTGGTTGACACAGAACTATGGTGACGCAATCAACGGTGTTCTTCGTGTGGGCAACCCATCGTGGGACACAATGTTCAAAATCCTTGAATATGTTTGCGACAATGAAGTTGTGACGGTTGTTTTGGGTGCAGAAAAAACCCTCGACCCTATGACTGGTGCCTACTCTATGGGTGCGCCAGCAGTAGAACTAGAACGTGTCATCAACAAAACAGGTATGCCGTTAGTTGTTGTCCCTCAACGCATCACCCTTGACAAACCACACGGCCAGTTTGACGGTTTGCTTGGTATGTACTACACACGCGCAAGGTTGCAGGCTTTGACAGAGATTGCTATTGAGCGTGGCATTTTCCCTGATGAATACCTTGTGGCACGACAGGGTGACAACCCTGAAATCATCCAAATTGCTGACGGTAAAACAGGGCAACTTGGTGTTGTTAAGGGTGGCGAC